GCTGAAGGTTGCTGGCATCACCATCCTCAAGTCGAACCACCTGCCCACCACCAACCGCACTGCGGTCACCGGTGAGCAGAACGACTACACCGCTGACTTCACGACCTCCGTCGCTCTTGCTTTCAACAAGCAGGCTGTCGGCACCGTGAAGTTGATGGACATGAAGATGGAGCAGACCGGTGCTGATGTCCATGCTCTGTGGCAAGGCACCTTCATGGTTGCCTCCATGGCCCTGGGCTCTGGCATCCTGCGTCCCGATTGTGCGGTTGAGATCTATACCGCGACCAGCTGAACGCGGTCAATATGGGGGGACTCCGGTTCCCCCTTTTTCTTTTGGGGCTTTCGCCATGACCCTTGCTCGCACCACGTTCCTGGAAGCCGTGAACCGGGTGCTGCAAATGCTCGGCGAGGCACCAGTCAACAGTCTCAATGGCCAGTTCGGCCTGGCACAACAAGCCCAAGACGCCATCAACGACGTCTCTCGCAAGATCCAGACCGAGGGGTGGTCGTTCAATACGGACTACGAGCGCCTGCTGATGCGGGACTCAGTGACCAAACAGATCGGCATTGGGTCCAACGTCAGCCGGGTCAAGGTCGACCCCTACTCCTACCCAGACGTCGACGTCGTCATGAGAGGGGGCAGGCTTTACGACCGTCGGGCTGGCAGCTACCAGTTCGACGAGGACCTACGTGCCGACGTCACCTACATCCTTGAGTGGGACGAGGTGCCTGAGTACGCCCACCAGTACTTCATGATCAAGGCTGGCCGCCAGTTGCAGGAAGCGATCCTGGGATCAGCTGACCTGTCGCGGATCAACGTCACTGCCGAGGCTGAGGCCCGCAGCTTGTTCCTGGAGGAAGAGACGACCCGTGGGGACCACAGCTGGCTACGTGGCAATCCAAACCACACAGATGTTTTCATGACTTACAAGCCCGCCTGGGCCCTGCGTCGTTAAGCCATGCCACTGATCAGTAGCTCCATACCAAACCTGATCAACGGGGTCAGCCAGCAACCAGCAGCGTTGCGACTGGCGTCTCAGTGCGAGCAGATGGTCAACTGCATGCCCAGCCCGGTCGAGGGGTTGAAGAAGCGACCACCGGCGCAACACGTGGCCAAGTTGTTCGCGGGTTCAGCTGGTGCCAACCGTCCGTTCACGACCATCGTGGATCGCGACGGGACCATCCAGTTCCTGGTGTTGCTCCTGGACAACGACATCAAAGTCTTTGGCCTGGATGGATCCGTCAAGACGGTGGCCACGCCTGACGGCACGTCGTACCTCAACATCACTGGTGAACCCAGTGCCGTGTTTCGCGTGGCATCGGTGGCTGACTACACGTTCATCGTGAGCCGTGAAAAGACGGTGGCCATGGCAGCCACGACGTCACCCACCTGGGGCACCAAGTCCATGGTGTTCATCAAGTCTGCTGACTACGCCACCACTTACAGCATCACCGTCAACGGCACCACCGTCACGTACACCACAGCCAACGCAGGTGGCAATGTGCCGAGCACCGTGGACATTGCGCTCAACCTGCGCAACTCACTGGCCACGGCCCTTGGAGCTGGCTGGACCATCACGGCCAGCGACTACATCGTGCGAATCGTCAAAAACGACGGCACTGACTACACGTTGGGCAGCTCCGACACCAGGATCGGCACGGCAACGGTGCCCATCAAAGGCACAGTGGACACCATCTCCGACCTGCCGACCAAGGCTGAGCATGGCTTCATCGTCAAGATCATTGGGACAGCAGCCACTGGGGCTGACGACTACTACGTCAAGTTCGTGACTACCACCGGCTCTGGCTTTGGCCATGGCGTCTGGCAGGAGACAGTGGCCCCTGGCATCCAGTACTTGTTTGATGCGACAACCATGCCGCACGTGCTGGTGCGCAACAACGACGGGACCTTCACCTTCAGGAAGTTCGATTGGTCGGGTCGGGTCGCCGGTGACAACATCACCGCAAAGGAGCCGAGCTTTGTTGGGTCCACGATCCAGAACGTCAACCTGTTCCGCAATCGGCTTGCGTTGTTGGCTGATGAGAACGTCATCATGTCGGCAGCTGATGCGTACGACAGGTTCTGGCCGGAGTCCGTGCAGACCGTGGTCGACTCGGACCCCATTGATCTCAGTGCCGGCAGCAGAAAGATCAACCTGCTGACGTCGAGCCTGGCTTTTGCCGACGTGTTGCTGGTCTTCAGTCGCAACGGGCAATTCAGGTTGAGTGGTGGCAATGCAGTCGCTGCGTCGTTGACACCTAAGACCGCGACGATCACCCAGATCACAGCGTTTGAGATGAGCCAAGCGGTGGACCCGGTGATCGTGGGTCGCACCATGTACTTCCCGGTGCCCAGGGGTGAGTACGGCGGCTTGAGGGAGTTCTTCTTGCCGGATGCATCAGGCCCGGTGCCTACGTCGGAGGAAGTGACAGCAGCGGTGCCACGGTTTCTGCCGTCGGACTTGTCCAACCTGATTGCGACAGCAGCCGAGGAAGCGGTCTACGCCGTGGCCAAGAGCCAGCCCCGGCGCATCTATCTCTACAAGTTCCTGTTCCAAGGGGACAACAAGCTGCAGAGCGCCTGGAGTTACTGGGAGCTCAATGCCGGCAAGAGCGTGATCGGCATCGACCTGGTCGACAGTGACCTGTATGTCGTGGCCCAGTACTCCGATGGCGTGTACCTAGAACAAATCGTGACTCACCCGGAATCCGTGGACGCAGGCACGACGGTGGAGATGCTGGTGGACCGGAAGACCACGGAAGCCAGTTGCTCCGTGGCGTTGACGACGCCAGGTGGACTCGACATCCAGAGCACCATCACCTTGCCGTACCCCATCAACACCAGCACCAGCAACATGACTGTGGTCGGCCGGTCATTTGCCGGCAACACATTGATGCACGGCCAGGTCGTTCAGCTTCTGTCGTCGACTGCCGCTGGTGGCGCTGGTGGCAACGGTACCCTTACGGTCCGCGGCAACTTGACTGGTGCCAAGTTCTTTGTCGGTGAGTCGTATCCCATGCTGTACGAGTTCAGCACCCAGTACCTGAAAGAGCAGCCGCCTGGTGGTGGCATGGCTGTGATCTCAGGTCCCAAGCTGCAGCTCCGCACCTGGACCATGCTGTTTGACAAGACGTCGTCGTTCAACATCAAGATCACCCCACGGGGCCGGGACACCATGACGTACCCGTACACCGGGTTCGAGGTTGGGGACCAGGAGATCGGCCTGGGTGAGCTGGCCCTCCGCACCTCCAAGTTTCGGGTGCCGGTCATGGCTCAGAACATCGAGGCCAAGATCGAAGTCACCAGCTCCTCCCCGCTGCCCTGTCGGCTCCAGTCGGCAGAGTGGGAAGGTTTCTACCACACCCGAGCTGCACGACTGTGACGTCCGCGTACACCAGGCCCACCAGGGTCGCTGACATCCCCTACGTGGCGGAGTTCATGAGGGAGGAGGACGTCGCAGAAGTACGGGCGCACTCAGGCCACACCCCTCAGGAGTCCCTGCTGCACAGCTTTTTTGCTGGGTCTCCCTGCATGACCATGATCGGGAGAGACGGCAGGCCCATGGGCATGTGGGGCGTCGTTCCACAAGACGGAGACATTGGCACGATCTGGATGCTGTGCACCGACGACCTGGTCCGGGACCGTCTCAACTCCATGCGGTTCCTGAGAGAGGCTCGGACCCACCTCGACCGAGTCCAACTCCGCTACCGGGTGCTTTTCAATCTCGCAGATGCTCGTAACGTGGTGCATATCAAATGGTTGCGGTGGATGGGGTTTACCTTCATCTCGTCGCATCCCAGATTCGGAACAGAAGGTCGGCTGTTCCATGAGTTCGTGAGGATCTAGAGCTATGTGCGAACCGGTCTCCATCACCCTTGGCATCCTTAGTGCCGGCCTGGGCATTGGTCAAGCGGTGGCTGGCTACAAGTCTGCCCAGCAGCAAGTCGACTTCGCCAATGCCCAGGCCCAACAAGGGTTCCGGTTTCAGCAGATGCAAGCCAGCTCGACCCGGAACTTTGAGGTGATGCGGGCCAACCAACAGGAAGAAGTGATGCGGATCAACCGCCTGATGGCCGACAACTCGTTCTACGACGACATCGCACAGCTCAATCTCCGACTGATGCAAGACACTGCTGCGACCAGTCAGCAACAACAACAAGCTGCAACCGCAGGAGCCAAGGCCAGGGGCGAGGTGCTGGCGTCAGGGCGGCTGGGCAACACGGTGGAAACGCTGATGGCCGACGTCTACAGGCAGCAAGCTCAATACGACTACTACAGCAGCCAGAATCTGGCGTTTACTGGCCAACAGATTCAACTTGAGAAACGTGGGGCCGCCGCCCAGCGTGGCTCCCGGATCGCCAGTCAACAGGCGTACATCAAGCAACCGGTGCTGGATCCACAAGAGCCCCTTTACCAAGCGAAGCCCAGCATGTTGCCGTTCATCCTGCAGGGCGCAGGTGCCGTCGTCAGTGGCGTCCAAACGGGCATGAGCACAAGCGCGTCGCTCAACAAGATCAAGACGGGCCAGCCGCCACCGGTGCCAAAGGCGACTCCCAGTTCCGCAAGCGCCACAGGCTTTGGTGGTGGGTTCAGTTCCGGCATCCAACCAATCACGGCGGCCGATTACAGCGGTCGTTTCAAGAGATAACTCATGGCACGTCTATCCACCGGTCAGGCATACGGCGACACGGATCGCGGCACAGCAGCGCAACTCCTGGGTGGCATCCCCACCGATGCGTCCGGTGGCGCCTTGGCCCAAGGTTCGATCAATGCTCCGGCCTTGCAGGCCCAGGCTCGGCCGGTGTCGACGTTCCAGCAGGTGGGCGCTCCGACGCTGGGTGGCGCCCCTAAGTTCTTTCCGCTCCCGGACCTGCCGACACCGAGCCAAGACTTGGCGCGATTGGCCTCGGCACTCGGGAATCTCAGCCCGGTCCTAGGCGCCCTGGGCGACAGCTACATCCAGCAGCAAAAGAACATCGACGCCAAGGCCCAAGCGGTTGGCCAAGCTGCAGCCATGCAGCTGGTTGCCCCCGGCCAAAACTTCATCCAGGCCAGAGACAGCTTGTGGCGCCAGGCTCAAGCAGGTGACGCCGGCGCTGCTGCTGCGTACCAGCAGATGCAAGCCTTGAGCCCATTGCAACAGGCTTACACGGCTCGGTACGCGGGCCAAGCTGTGTTGCGCGAGGACATCGGCACCGCTGTTGAACGATTCAAGACCATTACCGAGATCGACGGCGTCCCGATTGACCAGATCCCGCCAGGTGATCCACGTCTCAGTGGCACCATGTCGGCCTTGTACCGCTTGCCGAAAAACGACCCGGCCGGATTTGCCGAGTTGATGCCGTTGGTGGCAGCCAAGAACGGAGAGATCAGCAGGTTGCACATGGGCATGCACCTGGATCGCAAGGTCAATGAGGCCAGCTCAGCCAGCCAAGCAGCATTGACCAGCGGATTCATGGGGCAAGACGTTGATGTGCCTCGGATGGTGGCCGACCAAAGCCAAATGCTTACCAGCGCCAGGCTGAGTCTCGGCGTTGAGGAGTACCAAAAACTTGTTGGCAACTACGGCGACTGGCTGTCGTCCGCTGTGCTTGCAGGCAGCATGGGCAAGGGCCTCAAGCCAGACCCCCAGCGATACCACTACCTGATGGGCAAGGCGATCGACGTCTTTACCCAGGTCCAGGCCGGCCCCAATGGAGAGCTGTTGCTCGCGACGCTGGGCGCCAAAGGTGGCACAGCAGCCCAGCTGGCGTTGACCCAGAAGATGATGGTTCAACTGAAGACATTCAACGAGTCAGTTGATTCGTTCAAGGGGTCCATTGGTGAAAGCAAAGGCGTTGAGATTCTTGCAATCACCAAGGCCGATGACCCAAGCCTGACGCCAGTCGAGCGAAACAATCGTTACATGCAGGCTGATTTGATGGCTGCACAACTCACCGACGGCGAACGACAGGGCGCGCAGGCAACGATCAACAAATCCAGGACCCAGTCCAACACGTCCTGGACCAGGCCCATGCAGGAGCAGGTTGAACGCGAGACGTCGTTCAGCTACGACAAGGACCCGGCCACTGAGATCCGCAAATTTGAGCAGCTGAAAGTCAATGGCCTCATAGACCCCAGGTACGCAGACAGGATGATCGGTCAATACCGGGACTTGCAATCGGCAGATCTGCGGCCGGCCGTGAACGCTGCCAAGTTGGCCAAGGCCAGGATCATGGAACAGGAAATGGCAGCAATGAAGTTGCCTGGGTCGGAGGGTGGCACGGCCATCACCAAGAAAGAGAGCTTGTTCCTTGTCAACCGGGACGTCGAACTGTCGAACAGCATCGAGATCATGCGTCGTCAGACCATGGCCGACGGCAGTGGTCAGGAAGGGTTCCAAAACAGGCTGGCGCCCTGGGTGCAGAAGCAAGAAGCGCAAGCCCCCAAGCCCGCCAATCCCAGCATGGTTCCCTTGATGCCCAAAGGGCCCGAAGCCTGGATGCAAGGTCTTGGCCTTAACCAGCTGGGTCCCGGCAACAGGGCCGCCAATCACGTACTTCAGCAACGGGTCGACAGCGGTGTTGTTATGCCCCCGGCGGAGTTCTTTAAGAACTACGACGACTACGTCGAGAACGGTCGCTTGTCGGACGCCATGAAGCTGTTGATCAAGCGCAGCGGGTACGGTGCCGCGCCGTCCCAGTTCTTTTACAAGCAGTGGGACAAGATGGCACCTGAGGGCGCCAAGATAAATCCGAAAGACATTGAGCTTCTGAAGGCGCGGGATCAGCAAAAGATCAGTTACGCGCAACCAGGCGCTGGCGGGGTTCCTGTGGCGGCCAACCCCTACATGCAGACAGCGGCAAATCTCAACAACTTGATCCGAAGTGCCGGAGCTGGGGCCTTGAACGTCTTCATGCCACCAGCTTCAGCTGCAACGCTCGACTCGCAGGGAGGCGGCCGGTATGGCGAAAGCCCTTTTACGGGTAGCGGATCGCCCGGTCGATGGGACGATGGCCCCGCCATCCGTGGCAGTTCGGGTGATTCGGGCGCCGGTTACACCATCTCTGGGATGAAGGACGAGAAGGGTCGCCCTCCTGTCTTCACCAAGCAGGGGGCCAATGCGTTCGCCGCAATGGTGAGGGACTCAGGCGGCCAGGTGAAGGCGAGCGACATCGCCAGCTCTCAGCGCACTCCCGCCAAAAACAGAGCAGAGCGTGGTGCCGAGGGATCGTTGCACTTGGGGGGCAATGCGATGGACATCCACGGCACCTCGATCGCCTGGATCCGCAAGAACGGGGCCCGCTACGGCTGGGTGGTCAACGACTACCCCGGCTCCCATGGCGGCCATGTGGAGTTCCGCAGCAGCAGCAGTCAGGCCCCTGCAATGGCAACTCCAGCCACCAGGCGGGGTGGTGGCATGACGGGCATTGCCACTTACTACACCGGCAGCGGTGGCAGCGACGGCGTCGTTGGTGCCATGACGGCTAACAACAAAGATCGCTTCAATCCCAACCACATGACAGCTGCGGTGCAGCGTTCCTTGCGTGGCAAGTATCTGGACAAGTGGCTTCTGGTAGAAGACTTGGACACCGGCAAGTCAGTGCGGGTTTACGCCAACGACGTCGGGTCCATGAAAGGGACCGATAGCTCCATCAACCGCCAGGACCCACGCATCGTTGACTTGTCCCCGGCAGCCTTCAAGCAGTTGTACGGAAGCCTGGATCAAGGCCCCGGCCGGATCCGAGTCCGAATCGACCCGAATCAACGCGGTCGGTCGCCGTCCCGCGTGAAGCCTTAGCGCAATTCGGGCGGTAACGTCGTTGCATACAGGTCGCTAAGTCATGCCTTCCCAATTCATCACCCGTCCCGACGGCACGGTTGAGCACGTGCGGACGGGTGGCAAGCCCATAGACCCGGCCAGCATCAAGAAACCTGACAACTCGCCGCGCATGATGCCTGGCGTACTTGGAGACCTGCAAGCAGCAGGACTCTCTGGACTTGTGTCTGCCGGTCAGACATTGATGCGCACCGGTGACGTCGGCAAAACGATCGGCGCTTATTACACCGGAGGCGCCGAAGACATCAGCCGAAACGCATCACCAGCGACGCGGCTGATTGTTGCTCCTGTCCAGAACCTGACCCAAAGCGTACTTGGCAACGCACCGGCCGACATCGTCAGCTCGGCAATGGGCCGTCCGCGGCCAGTGGGGGCCCCGGACGCCAAGTTGCTGGGAGTGTTGCCGGCTTTGCCGAAGATCAAGTACCAGAACCCGACGGAGGAAATGCTGGGCGGATTCATCCAAGGGGCCATGGGATTCTTCTTGGCGTCCAAGGGCCTGAAGGGAGCCGGCGGTGCGGCCATGCAAGTGCCTGCGGTTGCCGGTGCGGCAAGGATGGTGCAACCCTTGGTCCAGGCTTCCAGGACCTTGGGCTCCTTTGCCAAGGGCGCTCCTGGCGTCGCTGGTGTTGCGGCAAAGACTGCGATTGGAGCTGGCTCCATCGTTGCTCAAGGCGCTGCACCTGGCTTCATTGTCGATTACGCGGGTTTTGACGCAAGCTCGACGCTGACGGATCAGGTCCTGACCTGGGTCGAGAAGCAGCGCGGGACACCAATCCATGCCCCGTTGCTCGACCTGGTGCGTTCAGCGCCTGGCGACACTGCTGCCGATGCACGTTGGAAGTCCGGCGTCGAAGGCATGTTCTTCGTTGGCCCAGCGGCCAGCGCAACCATCGAGGGCCTCGGCCGGGTGGCCAAGTCGATCATCAACCTGGCCAATGCTCGCCAAGCCACCAAAGGTGCTGATCCCAACGTCCCACCTGAGCCCCCGGCGTCTGGGCAAACAGTTGACGTCACCGCGGCCCCCGTCGGCCCTAACGCCAAGGTTGCCACCGATCCCAATGCCGGCCCTGGCGTCACCCAGCCGGCCCCCAAGAGCAAGCCTTCTGCGCCTGACATCGCCAAGGCGTACATGGACATGCGGCCTCGGACGCCGTTGTGGGAACAGCAAGGCGTTGAGGTCCAAGGGCGTCTTGATGACCCCCGGACCGACGTGCAAGCAGCAACAGCTGACTTCGTCAAAGCAACGACCGACGCCGAGATTGCGGTGTCCCGTGCGTCTAACACGGTGCCCGATGAAGCCGGCCCGGTGCCGACGGTGGACCGTGGCAACGCCATGCCGAGCTATTCCCAAGTGCGGGAAACGCCTGTTGCTGACATTGACACCGACCCGGTCAGGTTGCAGTTCAAGGCAGCTGGCCAAGGCAAAGGCAAGCGTGGTGTCTCCGGGTCCCTGAAGGACGCCAAGTCCTATGACCCGTTGTTCGGCAAGATCGTCAGCGTCTGGCGTGACCCGGAGACCGGGCGCCTGCTGGTCGTCAACGGCCACAACCGCTTGGACCTGGCCCGTCGGTCTGGCGTCCAGAACATCTTGACCTGGGAGATCGACGCCCCCAATGCCGACATGGCCCGGGCCATTGGCGCAATGGAAAACATTGCCGAAGGCCAAGGCACGGCTTGGGACGCCGCCAAGATCATGCGCGACATGGGCATCGACGGCGAGGAGATGGCTCGTCGCAACATCGACGTCACCAAAGGCGTGGCGGAAAAAGGCGTGGCGCTCTCCCGCTTGCCGCAGGAGATCTTTGAGCAAGGCGCCACCGGCAAGTTGAGCCTGGAGAAAGCTGTGGCCCTGGGCAGCGTGAAGCTCGACGACGTCGTCGTACGGGACGTGGCGGCCCAGGCAGCCAAGAAGGGTTGGCCGGCCGACAAGATCCTCCAGGCCATGCAGGAGGCCAAGTTTGCTCAGACAGCTGAAGTCACTGGTGGTGGCGTGTTGCCTGGGTTTGAGGACATGTTCAAGACCAGCAATTTTGATCAACTGCTGGACATCAGGACCGAGGCGTTCAAGGCCTTGCGGGAGGAGATGGTTGCGTTGACGTCTGTGTCCCGGGAAGGGCGCAGGGGGATTCTTGAGGCTGCCGGCAATGTCGTCGACGTCGCCGGGTCGCAAGCTGCAAGGGGCCAGGCTGCGATCGCTGTCAACATCTTTGACCGGGTCACCGGGTACACCGGGCCAGTGCGGGACCTGCTGAATGAAATGGCGGCCTTGGTGGGCCCCAAGCGTTCAGCTAAAGCCATCGTCACCGAGAACCTTGAGCGGCTACGGGCTGCGATCGAGGCCGAAGGTGGCAAGCCACGACTCCCCCTTGATCAACCACCGGCGCAAGCTGTGGCCCCGAGTGTCCCAAGCGCGGGAACTCCGGCGCCCGAAGCGCCAGTGCTTGCGCGACCAGCCGAGGAGGCGGCACCTGCTGTTTCCGACGAAGCAATCAAGGCACTGGAAGACGCCTATCCGTACACAGCAAGAGCTGCTGAGCCGCCAGTCACTGTCGCCGCAGCAAGGTTGCAGGAGGTCAAGAAACTCCTGCAAGGCACACAGGAGCAGATTCAGCAACTGAAAGCCAATCCACCGGAGCCAAGTGCCAGCGCAGCTGTAACGGCAAAGCAGCAGCGGGACTGGGACAAAAACCTGGCCAAGTTTGTCCAGCAAGAAGCACAGGTCCAGGAAGACCTTGTCGTGGCTCAAGCGGCCCTTGATCGCTTAACTGGCGCCCCCAAGCCCGGCGCTCAGCTGACGTCAGAGCAAATGGGTTCACTGGACCCCGATGCCGTGCGCAAGGCTGGCGAGATCCTGCCGGACCAGTTGCCGAGCTCGTATCGCGTCGACCCGGACGTGGTTGCAGCCGTCAAGGACACCATGATCAACGTGGTTCGCCGCATTGCTGGTGACGACGTCGCCGTAAAGTTTCAGGACGGGATGGTGTTCAAAGAGGGCACTGCAGCCCACGGCACCCAAGGCAAGGTGCGTCGCATTGGCGGTGGATACAACCTTGATCTCAAGTCCAGCATTGAAGGGGACCCAATCAAGGAAGTGATTGACTTCCACGAAATGTCGTTGATGCCGTTCAAAGGTGCAACCATTGTTGATTACACAAAGAGCAAGCTAAACGTTGCCGCCCACGAAGCGTTTCATGTTTTGCAGTTGAGAAGCATGACTGCGGATCAGCTGAAAGTCATGAACACAATGTTTGCCAAGTTGAAGCTGTACTTTGCCGAAAAGAACAGGCGGGGTCGAGCTTCTGGACGGACCGATCGACCCATTGAGCAAGGTGCACAAGCATTTGAAAGCTACGCAGATGCTGCTGCTGCAGGTGTTTCGCCGGGTGCCGTCATGCTTGGCGTCACCCCAGACGACATCAAGTTTTTCAATGAAATAAAGCCCACCGACGCTGTCGAGAAGACCGTCGCCGGGGCCGGCAAAGCCATCCTCAATGGCATTGCGTTGATCGACGACATGTTCGTCTATGCCGAGCGGTTGTACAACGCTTTCCGGGGCCGTGGCTGGACATCTGTTCGGGACATCTTTGCCCAGGCGTACTCGGGCGAGCTAAAGAAACAGACCGAAGGGCTCGGCAGCGTCCTTGACATCGTCGGCATGGCCGAGGGCCAGGAGAAGGAATGGGCCCGTCGGATCCGTGAGCTCGACAAGCAGGGCGTTCCCGGCCTGAAGCCCATGGTTGACTTTGCCCGGGACGAGCGCCTGTTGTCAGAGCAGCCGACGCAGTTGACCAGCGAGGTGCCAGAAGGGCCGCGGCCGGTGGACCCAAGCCCTGGTCCCGAAAACAGCGACGAGTGGGTGCGTCGATTTGCCCAGCAACTTGGGTTGACCAAGGAGCAACTGCTGAGCGGAGAGATCACCTACGACGATCTGCTGACCAACAGTTTCCAAAAGACCCAAAGCCCTTCCGGCCAAAGCATCTACACCGCAACCAAGGAAGACCTGGTCGACGGTTACAACGCGATGTCCAAGGTGTTGCCTGATCGGGCCGAGATGTCTGGACGCCCAGTGTTCACCCGGGAGGAGTACCGGTCCTTGAGCGAAGCGTGGCTGACTCGTCACGGTCAAGACGGCCCTCTCATCATGCGGGGCCTGGATCCACTGATTGCTGGCTTTGAGGAGTACCAGCTGGGCGCTTTGAACCGTGCCATGTGGCTGGCCGACAAGAAACAGGTTGAGGCTTCGATGGAAGCTGCCATGTGGCTGAACTCAGCTGGTGTCGAAGGTCTCAACGAATCAGAACGCCTGGCTCGGTTGATCACTGCGGCTGAATCAGCACGTGCCACCCACGAAGCCGTGATGCGGGTCACCAGGCCCTGGGGCCAGCTAGGCGTTGAGATGCAGGTGCCCCGCAACTACGACGCCCCACCGGCAACAGGTGTGGCGCAAGTGGCAGGCGAGCCCGCGGCTGTTGCTGGGCCATCGGCCGAGATGGTCGGCGCTGGTCCTGCTGGTCCTGCCGGGCCACCAGCCGAAGCGGTTGACATTGAGGAAGCGATCACCAGGGAGCTTCAAGTTGAAGGGGCCCGCCCGATCGAGGAGACCATCACCGGCAAGATCGACGAGGAGCTAGTGCAAGCCGCCAACGGTGGCGAAATCACGCCTAAGGCCCAGGCCGCGGCTGATGCGCTGGCTCAAAGCCTGATCAGTGCCGGCGCTGAGCCAGCCATGCGCGAGAGGTGGTGGCGTCGTCTTGATGACCCGGCCATGCAGAACACTGGCCCCAGCGGGTTGTTGATGTTGCGGGTCAACAACCTGATCAGCAGCGGCGTCACTGCAAACACCAACTTCTTTAACGGCATGCTGAACCTGGCTCGGTTCCCATTGCAACAAGCAGGAGGCGCCGTGGCCCAGGGCGAAATGAAGCGAGCCATGTACTCGATGCTGATGTACCAGCAGTACTGGATGAACTTGAGCAACGCCATGCGCATTGCTGGCCACTCCTTAAAAGCTGGCCGGTCGTTGATGAACATGGACGTCAGCTCGCTCGATTGGCTGGACCGTGTCGCACAACGCGACGCGCAAGGCGAGCTGCTGTCTGGACCAGATGCCCAGACCGGTTGGACCATCAACACGGTCAACATGAGCCAGGAATACGCCCAACGCCCCATCGGCCAGGCCATCAACAAGCTGTGGCAAGTTGTCGGCACAGGCGCCAGCCGCTTGGCCCTTGGCATCGACACCTTCAACTCCACGCTCGCTGGCTACTCCTACGAGCACGTGCGCCACCTGCCCCGGGGCATGGATCTGGCAATGGAGCGCGGCATGAAGGAGTTCAGTCCAGAGGCCTGGAAGTTTGCGCAGCAATACGCAGACGCCAGGACCCAAGAAACCATGAAGTCAGCAGTGATTGACGGCAAAAACTTGGCCGACGTGGTCATGGAAAGCCCTCAGGCCCAGAACTTCATGAACGCCATCAACTTCACCGACAACGTGTGGGCTGAGCTTGAGACCAGGACCCTGTCGAACGGCATCAGCATCGGCCAGTCCAAGGGCTTGAGCGGCAACGACTTGCAGGACTTTGCCCAGAAGTACGTGGACGAGGGCCAGACGCAGCACCGCTTGGCCAACTTTGTCCTCAACGGCTCGGTGCCCTTTGGCCGGATTGGGTCGATCCCAGGCGAAGCCATGCAAACGCTGTCCAATGCCCGCTTGGTTGGTCCGATCTTCAAGTTCATCCAACCGTTCCAACGGGTGCCGACAAACATCATCAAGTCCGCCATGCGCAACACGCCTGCTGCGGTCTTTGTTGACACGTGGTGGAGGGACGTCACAAGCGAAGACGCCGGGACCCGGGACCGAGCCGTGGGGGAAGTGGCGATGGGGTCAACGGCTTTGTCGCTGGTCGCCATGGCTTCGGGTCTGGGGTATCTCAGGTTCAACGGTGGCGGCCCGATTGACCCTGCCGCCAAGGAGAAGTGGACGACGATCGAGAAACGGATGCCGTATTCGATCCAGATCTGGGACGAAACCGCCAGGACCTGGTCGGTCCCTACGTCCATGAGAGCCCTGGAACCGTTTGCCACGCTCTTTGGGGCCATTGGTGATTACACCGACATTGCCAATTCTTTGTCGATTGAGAACCGCAACCGCTTGGGGTCCAGCCTGGTGCTGACCTTGGCTCGGATGTCGACCAGCGGTGTGCTTAGCAAAAGCTATTTCCAAGGTTTCAACGAGTTGTACGAAGCAGCGTTCAACCCCAGCAAGATCATCACGGGGCCCGCTCAACGCGATCCATTGGCTCGGTACATGTCCAGGATCGTGGCCAGCCTGGTGCCGTACAGCAGCGCCTTGCGGGCATCACGACGCGAGACAGATCCGATCAGCCGCACCGTGGACCCAAGCGACATCGGCGGGCTCATGGGCTTCTTCCAGGAGACCTTCGACGAAGTGCGCAACGCAACGCCCGGGTGGTCCAACACGTTGCCGGCGCGTCGTGACTGGATCAACGGGGCCCCGATCTTGACCCAGGGCATCTTGGGCGCAGAGATCATCCCGGCTGACATGCCTTGGCTCCAAGCCGCCATGCAGTTCACCCCGTTCGCTGCGTTCCAGCAGGGCCGCGAAACCCTTGGACCCGTTCACGAAGAGATGGGCATGCTGTCCGGCAAGGGCACCAACTTCTCTGGGCCACGGGCCGCTGACTTTGGCCCAGAGATGCGCCTGACCCCCAGCGAGCTTGAGGACTACGTCGTGCGCTTTGCGTCCGTCAAGGACGAGTACGGCTTGACGTTTGAACAGACAGCCACCAAGTTGATCGAGTCCCCTCAGTACCAGTCTTGGCCCATTGACGGGCCGTCAAGCCGCGACGTCAGCCTCCGTGCTGCTGCAATCCAAACCGAGATCCAACGGTTCAAAAAGTTGGCCAAGGAGGACTTCAAGTTCAACACGGCCAAGGGTCAGCTCATTGCTGCTGAAGAGGCCGACGCTGAAGCCAGAAAGGCTGAAAAAACTTACATTCAACGGTACGGTATGGACAACAGCTTGCAGCCAGCGCAACCCAGCACCTCCTGGTCCCCAACCCCCCGCTAGACCCCGATGCCTTACTCGTACAGCATCAATACCGGCAACGGCTCAGCCACTCAATTCGCAGTGGCGTTTCCTTATATCCGCAAGGAACACATCGTTGCGTATGTCAATTACACCCTGACGTCGGCCTTCACCTGGGTCAACGACAGCACCATCCAGTTCACGACAGCTCCGGGGGCGGGGGTTCGGGTTGAGATCAGGCGACTGACGCCCCTACCTGGCAACTTGGTTGACTATGCCGACGGGTCGACCCTGGTCGCGGCTGACCTGGACACCACCAACCTGCAGCACCTGTACAAAGAACAGGAGATCGACGACGACATCAAGCAATCGGTCTACGTGGACCCGACAACGGGCTTCCCGACGGCCAGCAACCAACGGATCACCAATGTCCTGGATCCGGTAGCGGCACAGGACGCAGCCACAAAGAACTACGTCGATACCACGACCGTCGCATCAGCTGGCGACACGATGACTGGCCCCTTGGCCATGTCGACCAACAAGATCACAGGCGTCGGTAATCCAACGTCCGCCCAAGACGCAGCCACCAAGGCGTACGTGGACTCGACGACGGTCGCGTCGGCCGGGGACTCGATGACCGGGGCCCTGGCCATGGGCGCCAACAAGATCACCGGCCTTGGTGATCCGACGTCCGCCCAGGACGCCGCCACCAAGACCTACGTCGATTCAACGACCTGGAACAACACCGACGAAACCATTGATTCAACCGAGACCTGGGTCTCGAGCAATGCGTACATCGGCACCACTGGCGCCACGACCAACGAGATGGACGTGCGTCACGACACGCTGGTCCAGACGTCGACGCCAGCCGGGAGTGGCTGGAGGCTTGGCAAGACCTGGCTGCAGAACGACGTCAACAAGACCCTGTCGGTTTGGAACGGTTCTTCGTGGCTAGGTGTTGCATCCGGCGGCACGTTCACGACGCAGCCCACGACCATTTACGTCGATTCGATCAACGGTGATGACACGAACGACGGTCACCGCATCATCAATCCAAAGAAGACCATCAAGAACGCCGTGGCTGCTGCTGCTGCTGGCGACATCATCAAGGTGGCCCCTGGCGTGTACCAAGAGGTACTGCCCATCGACATCACCGTTGCCAACCTTTCCATCGTTGGTGAGGCACAGCGGTCGTGCTTCATCCACCCAACGCCTGCCACCGAAACGCAGATCATGTTCCGCTGCAACAGCGGCACCTACATTGACAACTTCACCTTTGCGGGCCTGAAGGCATCAGGGGCGCGTGGCACCAACACTGTTGATAGCGACGCAACCTATGGACTACCAGCCAACCAAGGCTGGGTTGCTGGCTTCTTGCCGGGTTGCATTATTCGTAAGTCGCCTTACATCAACAACAGCACCTCTTACAACGACAGCGGCATCAACAATGCTGCGTTTGATCCAAACAACTACTCCGGCACTGGTGGTGACCTGACGTCAGCTCCAACTGGTGGTGGCATCATCGTTGATGGTTCGTTGCCGGACGTATCCAGTCCCCTGAGGAGCTTCGTTCTCAACGAGTTCACCCAGATCTGCCTGGATGGACCAGGTCTGCTGGTGTGCAACAACGGCTATGCCCAGGCCGTGTCGTTCTTTGGTCTGTTTTGCCATTACCACGCCAAGGCGTTGTCTGGTGGACAGATCAACATGGAGGTCGGCACCACTGACTTCGGTCGATATGGATTGATTGCTGACGGCAAGAGCCCAAGCCCAATCTTCACAGCTACGTCGAACGGCTCTGCCACAGCTGCTGCTGTCACCTTTGCCATTAATGCCCCGTCAACCGGTCCTGGGTGGTTCGGTGATGCCAACCGGCCCGCTATCAACATGCTGGCTGAGGTCACCGTAGGCGGCACAACCTACCTTTACCCAATCCTCAACTCTGGGGTCAACGGAGCCGGGTGGAACGTCACCATCAGTCGTCCGAACCCCAGCAACAGGGCCCAGAACCTAGGTCTTGATGTCACTGTTCCGAGTGGAACCCAGTGGCGCTTTTACCTGCGGTCAATAGTCAGCACTGCGTCCCACACGATGGAGTACGCCGGGTCTGGCACTGATTACACCGCACTGCCAGAAAACGGTGGGGTGGCGATTGAGGCCAACGAGGCCATCAGCCGCAACGGTGGCAAGGTTTGGCTCACCAGTACCGACCAGAGCGGCAAGTTCAAGGTTGGGGACACGTTTGCGGTAGACCAGCAAACAGGTTTCATCACCATTGATCCACAAGGCGTTGCCATCAACGTCGTTTCCGACCTGACACCTGAGCTGGGTGGTGACCTGGACACGTTGACCCGCAGGATCTACAGCTCCATAAATCCCGACATCACGTTTGGCAACCCAATCAAGGAGACCGTTGCGAGCGTTGTTTATCCGGTGGCAAGCCAGGTTGATGTCGGCACCGATCCGAACCAGATACCGCTGAATCAGTACCTGGGCACGATGGCGTTTCAGGACTCGGCTTTCATCTCCGTTGGCGGGATGCTGGCTAACGCCACGGGCGGCATCGGCTACGCAGTTGGGGCTGGTGCTGCGGTGACACAGCTCACGTCCAGGACGACTGGGGTCACGATCAACGCCCCGTGTGGCTCGATCACGTTGTTCTCAGCTGCGGGCTCAACCACGTTCCAGACGTTCACGGTGACGAACTCAGCGGTCGCAATCAACGATGTGGTCCGGGTCTCTCAACGATCCGGCACGGACAGATACGCGATCTGGGTGACAGCCACAGCGGCGGGCAGTTTCAACTTGTCGTTTGCCACGCTGTCGGGCACCACGACAGAGGCACCGGTCTTTAATTTCGCGGTCATCAAAGCCGCTAACTCCTGAGGTCCCCCGATCATGACTATCAAATCTCTTTACCCCGCATCACGTCCAGCCCTGGGCATTGACTTTGCAAAGACCAAACGCTTGGACCCCAGGGTTACGTTTACGCGGGCCAGCACGGCAACGTTTGTGGGGTCCGACGGGTTGATCAAGACTGCTGCTGCTGGTGTCCCGCGTTTCGATCACAACCCGACGACGGGGGAAAGCCTTGGGCTGATGGTGGAACCAGCGGCTACAAATTTTAATACAAATAGTGGAGGATTTAGTGGATGGGGATCGGTAAACGGTGGAGGTTATTCTGCTGATGTAGGAATCGCACCAGACAATACATTTACTGCCGATTTATTTGATTCTGCTGGCGGAGGATATATGCAAAAACAGATTGCCTATGCAGCAGGGCAAACATATACCTTTAGTGCTTTTGTTAAGCCCGGCCTGGGTAGTGTTGTGCGCATACAAATATACAATGTAGGGTATACTGGGGAATTTAGGGCTACTTTTGACTTATCAAACAACACTTTTTCTCATGAAAATTTTAGCCCTTCGGTAGTAACTGTAACCAATCAAGGGATAGATAATTATCTAAACGGGTGGAAAAGAATAAAAATATCTTTTAATTTTACAACTGCTTCTTCTTCGTTAATTAGCTTATCGTTTTGGCACGATTTCGCGGGGCGAAATAATTATTACGCTTGGGGGATCCAGATAGAAGCAGGCTCCTTCCCCACCTCCTACATCCCCACTTCCGGCTCCACCGTCACCCGCACACCAGACGTCGCCACCCTGTCCAACGCCAACTCCAGCATCTTCCCGACCTCTGCTTTCACCACGGTCAACTCCCCTTTCGGCACAGCCGGTGGCGGGTCCACGGTGAAGCTGGTTGGCCCCACGATCAAACGCACGGCCATCTACGACGGGGACTTGACCCAGGCTCAAATCAATGCCCTGGCTGGAGTCAATGACAACTTCTGGCGCTGGCGGGTCCTGGGCGCTACTTTTGCGCTGCCGAACTTCACGACAAACGGAAGCGTCACGGTGGACTGGGGCGACGGCACGGTGCAGACATTGACCACTGGTGTCTATACGTTCACCAATGGTGGCGGGTATCACGACATTGGGTTCCGGTTGAATAGTGGCACGTTCTTTAAGCCGAACATCAACAACAATGCAACGTACAAAGATCGAGTGATTGCCGTTGGGCCGGCTCCAGCCAGCATGAAGGCTGATGCTAGTGCAGCGTTCTATAACTGCACTGCGTTAAGAAGCTTTGACGCAACGGTAGATACAAGTATTACCACAAATTTAAGCAACGCTTGGCTTAATTGCTCCAGCCTTGTTTCGTTTCCGCTAATAAATACTGCCAGCGTTACTAACTTTGTCAACGCTTGGAATGGATGTTCTAACCTTACTTCTTTCCCTTTAATTAACACTGCTTCCGCAACAAGTTTGGCTTCTGCCTGGAGCGCATGTTCCGGGATTACTTTTTTCCCGCTTATTAGCACTGCTGCCGTAACAAATTTTGATGGCACCTGGAATGGATGTTCTGGCCTCACCTCCTTCCCGTTGATCAATACTGCTGCTGGAACTAATTTTCTCGCCGCCTGGGGTCAATGCTCCAACCTAACCTCCTTCCCGTTGATCAACACCGCTGCTGGAACTAATTTTCAGTCTGCTTGGAATCAATGCTCCAACCTAACCTCCTTCCCGTTGATCAACACTGCTGCTGGAACTAATTTTACAAATGCTTGGCTTGGTTGCAACAAGCTTACTTCTTTTCCTTTGATCAACACTGGATCTGGTACTACCTTTTTCCAAGCCTGGGCTTATTGCTCCAGCCTAACCTCCTTCCCGTTGATCAATACTGCGGCCGGGACAAACTTCCAAAATGCTTGGGGCGGTTGCACAGGACTCACTTCTTTTCCGCTAATCAACACTGCTGCGGGAACAAACTTTTTATTGGCTTGGTACGGTTGCTCAAGTTTAACTTCTTTTCCACTAATTAATATGGCTGCTGGGACAAGTTTTGGGGAGACTTGGAGAGGTTGCACCGGCTTGACAAGTTTTCCCGCAATTACTTTTAACAGTGCAACTAACCTTAACGCCGCTTGGTATGGTTGCACCAATCTTGCAACCTTCCCAGCAAATGCGTTTAATACAACTGGGACTCTTGTTGCAACTGCATTTGGCAATACTTTTCTTGCCTGCGCCCTAACTTCCACCTCCATCGAAAACATCCTCACGTCTCTCGTCACCAACGGCCAGTCCAACATCACGCTTGGCCTGAACGGCGGCACCAACGCAGGCGCTGCCACTTGGACTGCCAACGCAATTGCCGCCTACAACACCCTGATCTCCAGGGGCTGGACCATCACCCGCAACGCCTAACCCTCCCATGATCACCAACTACCTACGTTTCCCCGACCAAGCCACCTGGGAGTCCGCAGCCGCAGCCGCTGGGTTCCGGGTCAATAGCCCCACCCCGAGTGCCGCTGATCCAGAGGTGATGGAAGACCGCTGGACCTGGCTCTATTACACCCACGACTGGGCCATCGACGACGTCGGCGTCATCTACAACAACGACGCGGTGCTCGACCCAGACACCTTTGAGGTCGTGACCCCAGCGACGCCTATGGCCGGCTGGCACGTCAACTACATCGGCCCGTTGCCCGAAGGCTGGTCCGCGTTCCTGGTGACCCCTGTGGCCCCGTATCGGGTGTTTGCCTGACCCGGGTCCAAACCGGTAAAATACGTTTTGACGTAGACCCGCTGTCCGTGGACCCCGCCACCCTCGTTGCCGTTCTTGGCCTTGGGGGCGCCGGGGTCTCTGCTCTCTGGAAAATTGCCGGGGGCCTGGGTCGGTTCGAAGCCAAGACCACGACGATCCTTGGCGCAATGCAGGTCATGCTTGAGGACCATGAGGACCGCCTTCGGGCTATTGAGCGCAAGTATTGAACCCCATCGAACAAAGCCTCGAGCTCGAGTTGAGCGAGGTGCGAGTCCAGCGGACATTGCTGGAGTTGTATGAAGACGAGGACTGGTCAGGACTCCTGGCCACAGCAGAGCTCCTGAACACCGCTTGGCACCATGAAGTCATGGTGACCCGATGGTTGGCCAGGGAGGCAGCAGACAACCTGGATCGCAAGTGGCAAACTGCAACCAGCAACTCCCACGCCCATGACCCCCAGGATCGTTGAGTACGTAGCTGTTGTAGTGGCCGTCCACGGCGCTGCGGTGGCCATTGTGAACCTGACACCCACCCCGAAGGACAACGAGGCCTTGGGCAAATACAGCCGGATGGCGGTCAAGCTGTACCGGGCCATCGAGATCCTGGCCGGTGTCATCACCCCACTGGTCAAGCGGTAGCCCTGGGCTACTTCTTCTTGGCGGTCTTGGCGGCCGCTTTGAACGCAGCAGCAGTCGGGGCTCCTTTAGCCCCTGGCTTGCGCATGCTTTCACCGGATCCGGCTTTGATCCGGTCGCGTTTCCGCTTGATGTTGATGTAAAGCCCGGCCTTGGGGTCGGCCATCAGTAGCCCTTCTTGCCGCCGCCGCCTTTAGTGCCCTTGCCGCCTTTTTTCATGGGTTTGGTGTCAGTAATTCCACCTTAGCCGGGGTTTGCCGGGGCGCATCCCGACGTGGATGAAGCCCCGGGGAGCCCCGAGACCCAAGGAATACGGCCACTCCTTGTCGGCCCAGGCCTGCAAGGTGTAAACGGAGGTCCCATCAACGTAGAAGTCGACGGCACCAGTGTTCGGTGCGTCGTAAAGGTGCTCTGACTGGCTGGCCCCACCGACCTGGGCGTTGATCCTGGGGGGCCTGTGGCCAGAAGTGATGATTGCAGGCCCACCGAAGTGATCCCGGGCCTTCTGGACGAACTGAGCCAACACCAGAGCCGTGTCGCACTGATGTTGAGCCACGAACCTGCGGGCCTCTGACTGTTGGGTGAGCTCCCCGTACGTCACGTTGGGGGTCAGGCTGTAGCTGAACGGGGATCCGGGCTGGAATAGGCCCGCCTTGGGCTTCGGGGCCGCCCTGTACGCCTCTGCAAAGTCTTCGAGCTGCTTAGCGGTCAAGGTTTCCTGGAGCTCGTTCCAGGCCGCCAGCTGATGCGGCAGGCCGGCGTCGTGTTTAGCTGCGTCTGCGAGACGAATGGCCGACATTTGCGCTGGTGAGAGGGGCCTGAGGAAAGATCTGGACATCGTCCAGTATCCAAGGGATACGTTCCCAGACATCGCAGTGCATGGCAATGCTCCAAGCCACCTCTTCGTTCTCTGCAACGACGATGGTCTGGAAGGAGCAGGTCTCCCTGGTGCCCCCGTACCCGATGTGCTCACCAGGGACCCGGATCACCCAGGCCCTGGTGCCAGATCGCTTACTGACGGGTCCTGATCCAGCCACCGGCAACTGGGGCCGATGCAAGATCCGTAATACTGCCGCCCAAAAGGCTTCGGTCCAGCGCCCCTTCAAGATCCCCCATATACGCCTGAAGCTCCAAGTCCCAGAGTTCTGACTGCCGCTCCTTGATTGCTCGGTCTTCATCAATGGCCAGCGATTCGTTCCAGTATTGAACCGCACCCGCAAGAGCGTCCAGGCGGTCGTCGTGAGCCAAGCAACCGCGATCGACGGTCAGGTGGGTCAACTGATGAAACAACTGGTACGCCAGGCGCTTTTCGACGGCTTCGTCGTCTCGGGTCTTGGCGTCGCCTTCGATGACAGAACGACTGACGATGAGCCGGTGTTGGTTCAGGACGGGCTCCAGGGCCGCGATGATGCGGCGTTCTTTTTGCACGTTGGACCTGACCGTCTCGATGGTGCACGGATGCTGCACCTGCAGGTACGGCTTCAGGAGGCTCTCCAGCATGCCTTGACCGAACTGGTCCTCCAGGAGGATCAAGTTGACCTTCTGGCGCTTTGCAGCCGCTGCTAGGCCCTGCAGAACGAGTTCTGAGTAGCCGTCTCGGAACGCACCGGACTCCAGCAGGAACAAATTGCCGTTGAGGTGAGCCACGACCGCGTACGCCGTCTCGTCCAGACCCCGGCCAGAGGGGTCAATAAACATGACGCAGCCATCAAACGGCAGCCAGGTGCCGTGGATGTAAGCCGGCCGGTAATAAAAATCGCCGCTGAAACCGACGGCTGGCAGGTCGCTGATGCGGTACTCAGCCCCGGAGCTCCACACCACCTTTTCCGGGGCATGATCCGAGACCTCGAGCACCATCAGGTCCGCCAGCTTCAACGGAAACCGCTGAGCGTCGCTGAGACTGGTGTCCAGCTGGAACTGGAGCGCAAAAGCCGACCGGCCGTACGACGTCTCGCGTTGCAACAGGTCCATTTCGCTGAAGCGACCAGGGTCTGTCGGCTGGTTAGTGAGCTCTGGGCACCCTTCCGCGATCACAGGGGCCAAGTAATCGCCGTATTTGACGGGTTTCTCGGGGTACCGGGCTGGCCAGATGCGCACCTCGTATGCGCGTTGGGCCAGCTTGTTGTAGATGGACTCCTCGGTCTGGGGAGTGCCCAGGAACATGATTTCGCCACCGGGCTTCAGGATGGCGTTGAACTCACCGACAGCGGCCAGGAGCTTCTCCCGGATGCCAACGGACCACGACGTCGTCGGTGTCTCAACGTCATCGGACAGGATCAAGTCGGCCCTGGACCCGGTCAACTGGCCAAAGATGCCAACCGCTTTGACGGATGGGCTTTGATCGGGAATGGCGGGCCTGACGTCGAACCGGTTCACGGCGCTCCGCTGCTCGTCTCGGTCCGGCTCCAGGCACTGAAGCATCGGCATCTCTCGGATCAGCCGCATGCAGAACATGGTGAAGTCATCGGCCCGGGTCTTGGAGGCCGACACCACCATGATCTTGCGCTGTGGGTCCAGGCGCAGCAGCCACAGCACATAGGCCGCGGCCATCCAGGACTTACCGACGCCTCGGAACGCTTCGATGATCCTGCGCTTCGACCCGTGCTGCATGTAGGCAGCGATGTCGAGCTGGATCGGTGTTGGGTCCGGCAAGGTCAAGTGACGCCAGACCAGAACCAAGAAAAACCGGAAGTCCGACGACAGGGGCTCTGGCAGGCCAACCCAACCAGCACCCCTGTCGTTCGACATCAGCCGGCGTAGGTGTCGATGACCACAAAGTTCAGGGTCACAGCTTCAGACAGGGACCCTGCGCTGGTGTTGACGATCCGGAAGATCGCAGAGCCTGCACCGGTGTCGACGCAGTGGGCCTGGTACGAACCAGCGGTGCCACCTGTGCCTTGGTTCGTGACGACGACGTCGGTGCCGGTAATGGCGCTGTTGGTCATCGTGAACTGGATGGCCGTGCTGGCTGCCAGAGCAGCGTTGTGCATGGTGACGACGCCGGCCTTGGCGTTGACGGTGACCCCCTGGGACTTGCTGGTGAGCTGAGTCACGGTGCCGAACCCAGCGGGGCCAATGCCGATGGCAGGGGCAGCAGCGATCGCGTTGTTGGTGGGTGTCGAGATGAAAAACCCAGATGGGATGTCAGCAGGATCAGGCATGGCGGGTTCTAGGCGACCTTGCGCCGGGGCATCTGCACGATCTTATCCATGTCTGGCAACGACGCCACCAGGTCCCCGAAACTGGTGCCGGCCACCGGTTGGGCTGAGATGCCGTTGTCCTTCAGGAACTGGCGCAAGATGTTGAGCTCAGCGGTGCTGATGGAACCATCCTCGAGCCTGGACCGCAAATGGAGCGCCAGGTCGGTGTGGAGGTTCGACAGGACCCTTGAGGCCTCTGATTCGTTAGGGCGACCCATGGGGACACAGGCGAGCTAGTGAGCAAATGGTAGGGCCTAGGACCAGTAGTACATATGTGTGCGTGAGTGAAGAAGGGAAAAAATCCCCCCCCTATAGTTACTATATATATAATATATCTAAACCATGGTTAACCATAGTATATATAGCTCCCCGAAGGGGAGCGGTTAGGAGGTAAGGTAATACCAAGCACATGGTTAACCTAGGAGTAATATGGTTAACCAGGATCTTCTTTCATTGTTATTGATGATGAAAATACATAGTGAACCATAGAGAACCATAGGCACCTATATTCACCTCTATTAAATTATGGCGGACGTCGTTTCACCGGGGGTGGGGCACAGGGGAAGGGGGTGAGATTCAGGGGGACAGGGGTGACTTTTTGACCCAAAAATGTGAGGGGCTTACGCTATAGGCGTCAGCGGGGCTCACCCCCCCTCCGGGGTCGCTCCCGCTTGTCCAAAGCGGCACCCGGGGGTGTCCAAGGGCAGCCTGCCCCTAGTGATACCAAGGGGTCTGGGCCATTGCGTACCTGTCAGTCAGACAGTGACGCATGCTGGACAGGGGGTCTGGCCAGGGTTAACCAGGGGGTCCGGTGAGAATGATTCTCATTCTCGACCTGGCTGACCAATCATCCGGCCTCGCAAACTTCACCGCACCCAACTCGGCCATCGGTTCGCTATAGTTCGGAAGCAACCGGGCCGAAGGTCCAAGAGTTGCAATACATCCAACCGCAGTAAATCCAATGACTACGTCCGTTCTGGCCTTGTGCCTCGCAGCTCTCCTGCTGCCACTCCTGGTGCTCCTCTGGTGCACCGAGTCCACCGAGGCCCGCACCAAGCGCCTTAGCCGCTCTGGCTGGAGCCAGCGCCGCATCGCTGAGCACCTAGGTGTGACCCGGTACCGGGTACGCCTGGCCTTGACGGCTTGAGACCTGAACCCATGACCGCAAAAACTCAACCTTGCTCAATTTGCGCCCTTCCCTCCGTCCCTGGCCTCAAGTCCGGCCTTGGCAAATGCCAATGGCACTGGACCGCAGGCGCTTGGGGCCGCCTTTGGGCGCTTGAAATGATTGGACCTGAACCCATCCCACCCACCCCGCAGACCTGAAGCCATGCCGACGACAACGACAACACCAGCCAAGCGCCTGCTTGCCGACTACGCCGTGCCCATTGATCGAGCAGCGGCCGAACTGACCGACAGCAAAGCCGCCATGTTGAGCTGGGCCGGCCGTGATGGCCGGTACAGCCACAGCGACGTTGAGGCCATCCTCAAGGGCCACGGCGAGACCTTTTGGGCCTGGATCAACCACTGCTCAGCCAATGCCGGAACCAACGCCTACGACGCGGCCGCCCTGCTGACCTGGCTGGGGTACTGAGCCCCGGCACCACACCGGGCCCCCATTCCATCAACACTCGCAGAAAAAAGGATCAACACCGATGACAACGACAACGACAACGACAACAACAGGGCTCAGCTCAGCCGAGACCAACGCCAAAGCATGGACCGAATCAATCGCCGCAGCGCATGAGGCATGGGGGTTCTGCATTGAGGAAGGCGAGGGCAAATACCTCTCAGCCGAAGCCAAGGCAGTCCTCAAAGAACACGGGTTCGACGGCACCAATCACGACGT